AAGTCATCCTATCTAAGAAGGGTGCTCGAAACCTTGAGATGAAGATTCTTAGAACCATTGTGCATGAGTATCGACATAGAGCGCAGCAAAGAAAGCAGGGGACTATTGACATAAAGCAATATAAACCAGCTAAGAATATTGTTGGTAATCTGAAACGACTGATGTATTATGGCATGCCCGACGAGATTGACGCTCATGCTCATGAGACCACTGTTGAATCTGCCTTCGGTTTTCTGAATATAAATAGACTACGAATGGCACATAAGATCAGCTGGCGCGAGTCTGAGGCGATCTTCATGTATCGCAAATACTTTCGTAAGTCAGACCCAAAGGTCTGGAAGAAGTTTCTGAAGAAGGTCTATAAGAATAGTGGAGTTACTAATGGCTGACAATACACAGAAAAATACACAAGCTGCAGAAAAATTAAAAAAATCTCAAGAGCAGATGGCAAATAAGATCTATAAAGAAATAGTAAAAGACGCAAAAGAACTATCAACGCATATTAGAAAAAAAGATTTTGATGGTATATGCAAGGTCTCTCAACGAATATATAAGAATTCTGATGTTTTAAAATAACTGGGGTTTTATGACAACATTTGTGACTGGTGGCTTGGGATTTATCGGATCCAACTTTGTATTCGCCCACCTTAAAAAATATCCCTCTGATTATGTGTTTATTCTCGATAACCAATCATACGCATCAAACGCGAACAATATTCTTGGTTTGTATGAGGACTACCGTGTAACAACTATCAAAGTTGATATCCGTGATAGAGAGACTCTGGATCGTTTATATAAACTCTATACTCCAGAGATTACATATCACTTCGCCGCAGAGTCGCATGTCGACAACTCTATAGACAGTGATGATGAATTCCTGTCGACGAACATCAACGGCACGCATAACATCCTGAAGTGCATTAGAACGCATGGCGGTAAGCTGGTGCATGTTTCCACCGACGAAGTGTTTGGAAGTCTTGGTGCGTTCAGCGAACCATTCAATGAACACACGCCATACAATCCTCGTAATCCGTACTCGGCAACGAAAGCTGCGTCTGATCATTTAGTGCGTGCCTATGTGAATACGCATAGGATTAATGCAGTTGTCACTAACTGCTCTAACAACTATGGACCTCGCCAGCATGCAGAGAAGCTGATCCCGACTATCATTCGTAAGGCTAAAGCCAATGAAGAAGTTCCAATTTATGGCACTGGTGTGAACATTCGCGACTGGCTTTATGTTGACGATCACTGTGACGCACTTTTAACTATCGGTGAAAACTTTGTTCCAGGTGATCGATTTAATATCGGTGGTGGATATGAAATCAACAATCTGAGCCTTGCCTATCTAATTCTAGACATGATGGGAAAACCGAATACTCTTGTTCATTTTGTTCAAGACAGAAAGGGTCACGATTTCCGCTATGCAATGGATAGCAGAAAGATGAAAGCATGTTTTAATTGGTCAGCAAAGACGGAGTTTGTTGACGGTATGAAGAAAACACTGGAGTGGTATCATGCATAAGGGAATCATTTTATCAGGTGGAATGGGCACTCGCCTTTATCCATGTACCGAAGTGACATCAAAGCAGCTTCTGCCTGTCTATGACAAGCCGCTGATTTATTATCCGTTGTCAACGCTGATGCTTGCAGGGATTAGAGATTTCCTGATCGTTAATTCGCCTTATGACAGCGAAGCATTTCAACGACTACTTAAAGACGGATCACAGTGGGGAGTGAACATTAGTTATGCGATTCAACCAGAACCTAATGGTATTGCTGAGTGCTTTCGTATTGGTAAAGACTTTATTGGAGATGATGATGTTGCTCTCATTCTTGGGGACAATATTTTTTATGGCAACGAACTGATCAATCGGTTTAACGCTGCCAAGACCTCGAATGGATGTTCTTTGTTTGCGTATCATGTCAGCGATCCAGAACGATTCGGTGTTCTTGATCTTGACGAGGACGGCAAAGTTCTTGATATTGTTGAGAAGCCAACTATTGCTCCGAGTAATTATGCTGTCACTGGGCTTTACTTTTATGATAAAAACGTAGTACAATATAGTTATGAGATTCAACCTTCCGCAAGAGGTGAACTTGAAATTACTGACATCAACAAGCTATACGTCAAGAATGGCAATGCTCATGTTGAGTATTTAAATCGTGGTATTGCTTGGATTGATACAGGAACGTTCGAATCATTGGCCGAGGCATCTACCTTTGTTGGATCGGTTCAGCGTCGTACTGGTACAATGATTGCCTGCCCAGAGGAAATTGCTTATCGTAATGGTTGGATCTCTCAGGAACAATTAGAGGCATCGGCTGATAAGTATAAGAAGTCGGACTATGGTAAGTATTTGAAAAAGATTTTGACAATAAGGTGATATATGATTGACAACATGATTTCAGAATTGGTTGCTGCTGTTGGAACTCCAAAGTATGCATATAATTGCAAAGACTTTGATCCAGAAAAGAGCACAGTTTTCTACTCTGGCCCATATTGGGATAACAAAGAAGTAGAAGCCGCAGTCAAGTCATTCCTGACTGGTCGTTGGCTGGTCTCAGGTGAGAAGGTTGCATTATTTCAAGTTGCTTTTCAGCGCAAGTTTGGCGTCAAGCATGCTCACATGGTGAACTCTGGTTCATCGGCTAATCTTGTTCTTGTCACTGCTATCAAGAAGCATCTGGGCTGGCAGGATGGCGATGAAGTCATTGTATCGCCTGTCGGCTTTCCAACTACCATTGCTCCTCTGGTTCAGAACAATCTGAAGCCTGTGTTCCTTGATATTGAAATGAACACGCTGAACTTTGATCTGACTAAAATTGAAGAAAAGATTACTGAGCGTACAAAAGCGATTTTTGTTTCACCCGTTCTTGGTAATCCTCCTGACATGGACTTCCTCAAGGAACTGTGTGAGCGTCGTGGGTTAATTCTACTCGGTGACAACTGCGATTCCCTCGGCACACGTTGGGACAACAAACAACTGACGGATTATTACTATGCTTGGACAACTTCTTTCTATCCAGCGCATCATATTTCGACTGGTGAAGGTGGCATGGTCTGCTGCGATGACGAAACTCTCATCAACACTGCTCGGTCAGTTTCTTGGTGGGGTCGGGATTGCCGTTGCGTCGGCTCTGCTAATCTCTTGGCTTGTGGCACTTGTGGGAACCGTTTTGATAAGTGGCTAGAAGGCTACGATGGAATCATTGATCACAAGTATCTGTTTGTCAACATGGGTTATAATCTAAAGCCTCTTGATCTTCAGGGTGCGATTGGTATTGAACAGCTCAAGAAGATCGATGAGATCGATGTAAAGCGTCGTGCGAATTTTGAACGTATCAAACAATTGATTGAGAAGTATGTTCCTGGTGTTCGCGCTGCTTCTAAACTTGAGAAGTCAGATCCAAGTTGGTTTGGTGTTCCACTAATCACTGAAACTCCAGAACTAAAGGAAAAGTTACAAGCCTTCCTTGAAGCCAATAGAATTCAGACTCGCAATTACTTTGCTGGTAATATTCTATTGCATCCTGGGTATAAGCACCTCGATAACGCAGCCGATTATCCAAATGCTAACAAGGCATTGAGCAACGTATTCTTCGTTGGATGCCCTCCGCATTATGGTGAAGAAGTGTTTGCCTATTACGAAAAGGTCTTGGCTTCTTGGGCAAGTGAAGTTTCTGTTCACGAAGTAAAGGCAACTGGCGGATATTAATGGAAACTTTCACTTACTCAACTGACTCTATTCAACAAAACTTTATAGAGGCAGTTGTTGCGAAGATAAAAGAAGTGTTCGGGGAAGATATCGCTTCCCCTGAGCATGAGCCTATTCGATTCAATTATCAAATGTCTATCATAAAGTCGATGTTAAAATGACTATACAAGTATTCGGTGGAACTGGTTTTGTCGGGAGTGAGTATGTTAGAACGACTCAAAGCGAGTGTATTATTACACCGCGAGAAGATTATAGCGTTCGGGCTGAAGATGTTGTTTATTTTATTAGCACTGTTGATAATTATAATGTACATACCGATCCTCTGGTGGATATCAATACTAATCTAGTAGTGTTGATGAAGGTGCTGGATAATTATCGTAAAGTTCAGCAAGCCGATACTGGATGTTTTAATTTTATCTCTAGCTGGTTTGTATATGGCCAGGACTCTGGGTTTGGCGGAAACGCCAGAGGAATTCCAGAGACTGATCTATGCGATCCAAAGGGATTTTATTCTATAACAAAAAGGGCAGCTGAACAGTTGCTAATCTCTTACTGCGAAACCTTTAATTTGAACTATCGTATTTTGAGGTTGTGTAATGTTCTGGGAAAAGAAGACACGAAAGTTTCTGCAAAAAAGAATGCTCTACAATACCTCCTCGGAGAACTCAGAGGTAATAGACCTATTGATCTATATGATTCAGGCTATTTCTATCGCGACTATATTGATAGCAGAGATTGCGCTCGAGCAATTGATTTGGTCGTAAATAAAGGCGAGAAGAACTCAATTTATAATATTGGAAACGGAGAGCCCATAGCTTTCGGCGACCTTTTATGGTATGCTCGGGATGAAATGGGTTCAGCCAGCGAAATTAAAACGATCGAGCAAAAGGCATTCCACAAGAAAGTCCAGTCATCTCGGTCGTTCTATATGAATAATTCTAAGCTGAAGGCTCTAGGATATGAGCCAAAATACACTATTCAGCAGACCATCGACGATATCATAAGCTGAGAAAAATACTAAATAGAACATAATCCCACAGAGTGGAGTAACTATGTTCTCATTTAGTCAGTTTCTTACCGAAGCCACCGCAAAATTAGCTGGCGGCATCCAACATCTCGAGCATCCTGCAGACCGCACCTTTGATAGCCCTGAAGCGGCGCATCATGCAGTCAGCACTTTAAAGGGTATTGTTTCTGGTAAGACTCCAGTTACTCGCAAAATCGATGATAAAATGTCCTTCCAGGCTGTTCGTACGCCAGAAGGAAAGGTCGGCGTCAAGTATAAGGGTGCTGGCTCTACTTACAATTTCTCTGAAAAAGATATAGAAACTCAGCACGGTCACAAGCCATATCTTGCTGGTTCTCTCATTACTCTACTCAAGCATGTTGGCAAGGTTCTTCCAAAGAAGCCTGCAGAGTATCAGGGCGGATATATGTCCAACCCAGACACTCGTCATGAAGAAGGTGGACACATTGGCCACACTCCAAATACGATTGAATATCACACTCCAGTGAATTCCGCAGAAGGGCAGAAGCTCAAAAAGTCCAAAGTGAGCATGGTTGTTCACACCGAACTCAAGGGACCACAAAGAGAAGCCCATCCTATTACTAGCATGGCTGGCTTCCAAGAACACCCAGACGTTCACCAAGTTCAGCACATTGTTTCTGGTAAGGAACGTGAAATTCATCCAGCTGATAAAAAGACAATTAACGCTCATCTATCAGCTGCTCAAAGCCTGATGAAAGATCATGGTCATGCACACCTTTCTGGACATGAAACTTCTCTTCGCACTTATATCAATTCCACTGTGCGCAACGACGAAAAGCCAAGCACTGCTGGTTATAAGGCTCATTTGGGAGCTGCTCACGATAAGAAGATCGAGGCAGTGAAGATGGATACGACTAAAGATGCAAAGACTGCAGAAAAGAATGCAGCGTTGGCTCACATTGATAAGAACAAGAAAGCCTTTGACAGATCATTTGAGATTCATCACCACGTTCAGCAAGCAACCAACCATCTTGCAGATGCACTAGATAAGTCTAGTGCTAGTGGCGGTGGTTTCCAGACTCGTATTGCTGGAAAAGCCTCTGGAGGTGAAGGGTATGTTGGTGGAGGATTGAAGGTTGTCAATCGCCCAGCATTCTCTAAAGCAAACTTCGCAAGAAGTGCATCATTAAGAGCATCTAAATGAGTAATGCTACTTTTGCATTCGGAAGATTTAATCCACCAACGGAAGAAGGGCATGGAAAACTAGTCTCAGCTGTACAAAGGCATGCTGAAGAAACTGGTGGAAGGCACTATATTTTCCCAACTAAGTCGCAGGATAAGAAAAAGAATCCAATGTCGCACGAAGATAAAGTCGGCGCGATGAAGAAACTATTCCCAACTGCTAATATTGCTTCACACAAAGACGTACACACAGTCATTGATGCAATGAAACATCTAGAAAGCAAGGGACACACTCATGTAACTATGGTTGCTGGGTCTGATCGTGTCGGCGAGTTTCAAAAGTTATTGAACTCTTACAGGGAAAAAGAATTTCCAAAGATCAAGAAGGTCAGCGTTGTGTCTGCTGGTCATCGTGATCCAGACGCAGAAGGTGCTGAAGGAATGTCAGCATCAAAGCTGCGTGAACTTGTAGCGGCTGGAAAGAAAAAAGAATTCGTCAGCCATTACAGTGATCCAAAAATTGGTGCACATATACATGATAAGGTGAAAGAAGGTATGCAAATGAAAGAATCGGTTTCTCCAGTCGGCATTTTCTTACTCGGTGGTCCAGGAAGCGGAAAGGACTATGTCCTCAAGAATATCTTCTCTCGTTTTGACTTAACTGAAGTTCAGGCTGATCGGATTCTATCTGGTTCTGCGCATATCATAGAAAATAATCAAAATATTGTAATCAATGGGATTGCTGATTTTGATAAAATTGAAATGATCAAGAATATTCTTGAAGGGTACGAATTCGATTATGTGCATGTTTCGGTAACTAACAAAGTCAGCCGCATTCGCAACTCCATGAGAAATGATCCGCTGGTAGAAAATAAGCGCATTGAGAAGTTTTTGAAAGCTGAAAAGCTGTCGGAAAATTATAATTGCTTTAAGTTCAACAATTCGATTAATCTACATGAATCTTCTGACATGGAGCAAATTATGTTTGCTTCTCAGATTGAACAGCTACTAGAAAGGCTAGTAACTTTTGGATTAGAAATAAAAGAATCTGTTCCAAAAGACAAAAAATCTGGACTACCTTCTAAGTATGTTTCTGGATTAACACCAGCTGAGATTGCTGCAAAAAAGAAACACATCGAGCGTAATGCAAACTTATCTGATAAAGATCCAGAAGCCTATAAGGATATGCCTGGCGACGAGAGAATTCGC